AGTGCTTTTAGACAAAGATGTGTTGAACAGTTAGCCGAGTATGAGGACACGGAGCTGACGCCGGAGGAAGTCGACATGGATCACGAAGCCGCAGAGCAGCTCCGCCATCTGTGCCGAAACTGCGATCTTGACCGGTTGGAGAAACTGGTCAAGGCCGACAAGGCCGGTCGGCTGGTGGTACTGCCGTGCCAATCTGGAGAGCATGTATTTGCACTGCTTGATGGCCAAAAGCGTGTGCGAGAATGCGAAGTTAAATACGCAGTTTTGGACGGTTGGCTGAAAGTTTTATATCTTGCACCAATCGACGACCCCGGAAACTTGTATAGTGCGCCATTTGGGGCATTTGGCCAGTCCGTATTCCTCACCCGCGAGGAGGCGGAGAAAGTATTGGAGGCGATGAAAAATGAGTAAAGCCGTACTTATCAGCATCCGCCCGAAGTGGTGCGAGAAGATCGTCAATGGTGAGAAAACCACCGAGGTCCGAAAGACGCGCCCGAAGCTGGAAACGCCGTTCAAATGTTACATCTACTGCACGCTGCAAGGCTGTAACGAGTTTTTTCGAGTTGATCTTGGACGTGATGTTGCCAAGTGGAACCGCGGCAAGTGGGCAGACCGCAAGGGCAAGGTTATCGGGGAGTTTACCTGCGACCGCATAGATAGACTTGCCTAAGCAAACGATCCGTATGGCATCTATGACATTGACGATGATTATGTATTCCAGACTTGTCTTGAAAATGGGGCACTATGGGATTATGGACACGGAACACCGCTTTACGGCTGGCACATCTCCGACCTGCGCATTTATGATATGCCACGCGATCTGGGCGAGTTCCAGCGTGCAACTGACCCGTGCGATTCTTGCCATGCAGAATACACATGGGAATGCACGGGCTGCAAAAAATTGGGCGGTGACATCAAACGCCCGCCCCAGAGCTGGTGCTATGTGGAGGAGGGCTGATAATGGCAACGGTTAAGTGTGCGCTTGGTAAGCGTGGGCGCCCGTCCCACGAATGGAACGACGGCAAGAAAGACCGTATCTACTGCCTCGGATGGGTTGACCCCATGACGGATGCCCCGTTGCCGGAATGCTTGGCTTGCCCCGATTTCGTGGACAAGGCACAGGATGACTTAGAGGCGTTTTATGGGAGGGCTGACCATGGCTGATATTAAGACAAAACTGAATGTTGGAGATACCGTTTGGTGGGTGAATTGCTCCAACAAAGTGTACAAGGGGACAATCAAAGAAATTGTATGCTGCGACTATCAGGGCGCACTCTATTGCGGCATTTACAGCCCATCTTACAGACGGAATACAAATCCGGTCGTTCACTATTCTTCTGTTTTCGAGTCCAGAGAAAAGGCGCAAAAATTTGCAGAGTATCAGGAAGAAAACCCTGACGATGTGTTTCCCAAGTGTATGGGGTGCCACTACAATGCGTTCAAGGAGGGTTGAAGATGGCTGAATACAAAATCTGCTTTAGCGTAGCCGGGGCGTTTGGCGCTCAAATCAGCTTTGAGGCGAAACCCGGCGTATTCTATGAGGACGCTGTGTCGGCCATTGATAAAGACAGACTTGCGGAGCTGATGTGCCTTTCTGTCTTGGGCTGCTCCGCAAAGGACATTGAGATTATCACGCCGGAACAGTACGAGGCAGAATTTGGAGGGGCTGAGTAAGAAGATGGACGGCGAGAGAAAGGACGGAGCGGATGGCTAAACAATCTGGATACTTGCAACGGTGGGAGAACGAGGCCAACCGGCTGCTTCAGGCAACGATGGTTATAACCTCGCAATATGACATTGATACATTGCAAATTGCGATCCACCAGTCGGAGGGCTGGGGCTATGACCGCATTATGCGTCTCACCGAAGCATGGGCAGAGGTGAGAAAAGAATACAGACCGGCGCTGAACTACAAAAACCCGGCGGCGGACGTTTGTCAGGAACACATGGACCTGGTGTTGAAAGAAATCATCCGGGATAAGGCGAAACTGATCTCTTTCCCGGACAGATACAAGGATCTGAAAAAGGTCCGTTATGCGAGGTGATGATGTGAGTACATTCCCGGAACGGCTACGGAAGTTAAGGGAATCTGAGCGGCCTGCTAAAAGCATGAGAGTGAAAGCGGAGCTGATTGGGATCGGGCATGATACGCTGCGGAAGTACGAAACCGGGGAGAACGAACCGGCTCTCAGCCAGTTAAAGCTGATAGCGAATCATTACCACGTCAGCTTGGATGAGCTTGTATGGGACGAGGGCGAGCGAGAGAGTAAACCTTTATAGTATCGCAAAAAAAAATTGGTCTTTGCCCCCAATTCGGGGCAAGCGCAGAAAAATATGTGTCAGAATGAGGGTGCGGGGTTATATCCGTATCCTCATTCTTTCCATCCATCCTTTCTTTCCTCCTGACCCCGGCGGATGCCGGGGATATGTAGACGTAGCTCAGTAGGCAGAGCATTTCGCCAATAATGAAAATGTCGCTGGTTCAAGCCCAGCCGTCTGCACCATGGCGGGGAGCGTTTCGGGTGATGCGTCCTCGCTCCAAGAATATATAAGCTGCGGCCTGTAAAAGCAGCTCATCTCCGGCAACTGGTACTTGCCCTTGATGCCCCGGTGCAATTCCGGTTTGACAGGACACCTCGCACCTCTCAACGATGTGTCCCAGAGGGGACATTGCGCATTGTGGCTTAGTTGGAAGAGCCATTCCGTGTAGAGTGCCCTTTGGGGCGGGTAAAGTCTGCTATGTAAGGCCAAGGGGTGGGGGCCGGTAGCAAAACGAAAGGGAGTGAGCGCATGGCTGGCGGAGCGCCAAGAAAATGGAAAAGCGTAAAGGCAATGCAGGAAGCCATTGACGCTTACTTTGAGAGCTGCAAAGGGACACCGCTTATGATTGACGGCGATGTTGCCACAGATAAATACGGAAGGCCGATTATTTTAGATGAAAAGCCGCCGACGGTAACAGGACTGGCGCTGTCGCTTGGGTTCACAGGGCGGCAGGCGCTGATTGATTATCAGGGGAGACCGGAGTTCGCGGACACGGTTACGCGCGCGAAGTCCCGCTGCGAGGAATACGCCGAATCCCGGCTGTACGATAAGGACGGTGCCAATGGCGCGAAATTCTCGCTTGGCTGCAATTTTGGCTGGCGGGCCACAGAAGAAAAGCCGCCGACGGCGGCAGGCGGCATTGTGCTGCTGCCTGCGGTGATGGATACGCCGAAGCCGCCGGAGGATGAGACGTGACAGGCCAGACGGTGATCTGGAAGCCGCAGCCGAAACAGGCTGCATTCATGAGCCGGTTTGAGGATGAGGCGTTGTATGGTGGCGCTGCCGGAGGCGGCAAAAGCGACGCACTGGTGATGGAGGCCCTGCGGCAGGTGGACATTCCCTATTACCGTGGGCTGATCGTACGGCGGACCTATCCGCAGCTGGAGGATCTGATCGGTAAGACGCTGCGGCTGTATCCAAGCATCTATCCGGGTGCAAAGTACAACGATAGCAAGCACGTCTGGAAATTCCCTTCGGGAGCCGTGGTGATCTTCGGCTCCCTGCCGCATGTCAAGGACAAGTACAACTACCAGGGCAAGCCGTATGACTTCATCGGCTTTGACGAGCTGACGCAGTTTCCCTATGAGCTGTATGACTACCTGACGCATTCACGAAACCGGCCCAACGGTCCGGGGACCCGCGTTTACTCCCGCGCCACGGCGAACCCCGGTGGCGTGGGGCATGGGTGGGTCAAGGAAATGTTTATCACGGCGGCTCCGCCCATGCAAACGGTATGGAAGCAGGTCAAGGTGCAGACGCCTGATGGGATGCAATCCAAGTGGAAGTCCTCGGTGTTCGTTCCGTCCACGGTGTTTGACAACCAGGCTCTGCTGGACAATGACCCGGACTACATATACCGGCTGGCCAGTATGCCGGAAGCGGAGCGGAACGCCCTGCTGTACGGAGACTGGGACAGCTTCTCCGGCCAGGTGTTCACAGAGTGGCGGAATGACCGGGAGCATTACAGAGACCATATCAAGACCCACGTCATTGAACCATTTCGCATTCCGGAAAACTGGAATGTGTGGCGGGCGATGGACTGGGGCTATACGCGGCCCTTCTCCGTTGGCTGGTACGCCGTGGATCATGACCGGCGGCTTTACCGCATCCGGGAACTGTACGGCTGCACGGGCACACCCAATGAGGGCGTGAAGTGGACACCGGATCATGTGGCGGAGGAAATCCGCCGCATTGAGCGGGAGGACCCCAATTTACAGGGGCGGACGGTGCGGGGCGTGGCAGATCCGGCCATCTTTGGCAACAGCGGCACGGAAAGCGTGGCAGCGGTGATGGAGCGCAAGGGCGTGTTTTGGGAGCCGGGGCAGCATGACCGGCTGAACGGCAAGATGCAGATCCACAACCGGCTGGCCTTTGATGGGCAGGGCATCCCCATGCTGTATGTGTTCGACACCTGTAAGCATTTCATCCGGACGGTGACAAACCTGGTATACAGCGAGACGGACGTTGAGGACGTGGACACCGACGGCGAGGACCATATTTATGACGAGTGCCGGTATATGTGCATGGAATACCCGGTGGCGCAGACCATCCGCATCCCGGCGGCGGTGAAGCCGTACAGCCCTCTGGATGCGGACGAGCCGGAGGACCGGGATTACGCATGGTTTCGGAAATACTGATGGAGGACGTATGGACAGACAGGACTTATTCAATAAGGCAATGGGCATGGGGCTTGGCAGTCTCATGCCACAGCTGCAGCCGCAGCCCACAGGGCAGATGGCCACCGGGGATGCAATCAAGGTGGATGACATCCGCAAGGCGGCGGAGACGGTGCGGAAGTATAAGGACGGCAAAAGCCTGCTGGAAAACCGCCTGAAAGAGGATGAACTGTGGTATCGGGTGCGGCACTGGGAAGCGGTGCGGAAGAAGTTCAACCCGGATGTGCCGGAGCCGTCCTCCGCATGGCTGTTCAACGCTATCACCAACAAGCACGCTGACGCTATGGACAACTACCCGGAGCCGAACGTGCTGCCGAGAGAGGCGGGAGACCAGCAGGAGGCCAAGAAGCTGTCCTCCATTCTCCCCTGCGTCATGGAGGCGGCGGAGTTTGAGGAAGTGTATGCAGATGCCTGGTGGGGCAAGCTGAAACACGGTACCGGTGCGTATTTCGTCGGGTGGGACCCGGAGAAGGAAAATGGGCTGGGAGACATTGATATTCACGATCTTGACCTGTTGGACGTTTACTGGGAGCCTGGTATCAAGGACATTCAGCAGAGCCGGAACCTGTTTATCGCAGGCGTGGCGGAGACGGCAGACCTGGAAGCCCAGTACCCCCAGTACAAGGGGAAGCTGGAGACAGCCACGCCGGATGACTACGCCTATTCTTACGATCCCAACGTGGACTGGACGGGAAAGTGTCTGGTGTGGGACTGGTACTACAAGAAGAAGGACCTGACCGGGAAGACACTGTTGCATTACTGCAAGTTCTCCGGCGACTGCATCCTGTATGCCAGTGAGAATGATGCCAACTATGCTGAGCGCGGCTATTATGACCACGGCCTGTATCCGGTGCAATTCGACACCATGTTCCCGGAAGCGGGGACACCGTACGGCTTCGGCATGATCGCCATCTGCAAGAACCCCCAGCTTTACATCGACAAACTGGGCCAGAACATTCTGGAGCGCAGCCTGCTGGGCACCAAGACCCGGTACATTGCATCTTCTCAGGCGGGTATCAATGAGGATGAGCTGAAAGACGCTTCCTGTGCCGTGGTGCATAGCGAGCTGCCGAGACTGGACAACGAGCATTTGCAGCCCATCGTGCCGCCCTCTCTGGAGGGCAACTACATCGACGTCTATCAGATGAAGATTGACGAGATGAAGGAGACCAGCGCCAACCGCGACATGAACAGCGGCGGGACCTCCGGCGTGACGGCGGCAGCGGCCATTGCAGCCCTGCAGGAATCAGGCAACAAGGTGAGCCGTGACATGATCCAGGGCAGCTATCGGGCATACCGGAAGGTATGTTCCCTGGTGATCGAGCTGATCCGGCAGTTTTATACGGAGACCCGCACCTTCCGCATTCTGGGCGAGAACGGGCAGATGGAGTTTGTGGACTTCAACAACGCCGGGATGCAGGACCAGCCGGTGGCGATGCCTGGGAATACGGCGCAGATGTTCCGGCGTCCCGTGTTCGACTTGAAGATCCGGCCCCAGAAGCGCAGCCCCTTTACCATTGAAGCCCAGTATGAGCGGGCAAAGGAGTTGTATGGCCTTGGGTTCTTCAACCCGGAGAACGCGCAGCAGAGCATCATTGCCCTGTCCATGATGGACTTTGAAGGCAAGGAACAGATCCTGCAGCAGGTACAGCAGGGGCAGACCCTTTTGAACATGGTACAGCAGCTCCAACAGCAGCTTGCCATGTTCCAGGCGGCGGCAGGGATGAATGTGGAGCAGCCGGGGTATCAGGGACAGACAGGCCAGAGCGGCGGCCCGACCATTGCACAGGCAAGGCAGGATGCCGTCAACGCCAACAAGAAGAGCTACGGCGAACGGCTGGCTGAGAGGAGCAGGGCATGACCCGTGTTTACGCCAGCCGACAGGGAGACCGGTTCCGGCTGGAATGCCGGGGCCACGCCGGTTACGCGGAGAGCGGGAAGGACGTGGTATGCGCTGCCGTCTCCGCAATCTGCCAGACGCTTTACCTCTGGTGCAGGAACACCGAGGACGTGACGGTAGAGGACGAGACCATGGGGCCGGGCGTATTCATGCTGACGGCCAGAGGACCCTGCGGAGAGCCGTGGAAGGCTGCCGTGCTGGGGCTGATGAGTTTAGAGGCGGGATACCCCGCCCATATACGGGTGGATGCCCGGAAATTTGATTTGTGTTCCAAGCCGCAAACGCGGCAAGAATGATAAAGGAGCAAGCGTATGAAACACTTTTTTGTCAAGGCGATGTGCCTGTTTCTGTTTGACGGCGGCGCTTCCGGGGCGTCCGGCGGAGCAGGAGAGGGCGGAGCCGAGACGGGCGGGACCAATGGCGGGCCTGACGTCGCCCAGCAGGCCAAGACGGGCGAGGTAGTCTACGGAAAGCAGACTGCGGCTCCTGACGCCGGGGGGCAAGACCAACGCGCATCCTTCAAGGATTTGATCAACGGTGACTATAAGGCGGACTTCGACGCCGAGGTACAGCGGATCGTAGGCGAACGGCTGAAAAAGGTAAAGGATCAGGGCCGCATTGTGGCGGATCAGGGCAAAGCGCTGAACGCACAGCAGCCCATTCTGGACGCCCTGTCTCTTCGCTACGGTACGGCACCCGGCGACATTGAAGCCCTGCGGTCGGCGGTGGATCGGGACAATTCTCTCTGGGAGCAGGCTGCGGAGGAAGCCGGTATGAGCGTGGAGCAGTACCGGCAGTATCAGCAGATGCAGCAGGAGAACGCACGGCTGCGAGCGGCGCAGGAGGACTATTACGCCCGTCAGCGCAGCGAACAGCAGCTGCGCTCGTGGATGGATCAGGCGGAGGCCATGAAGCAGGACCCCCTGCTGGCAGACTTCGACCTGCCGACCGAGATCAACACCAACCCCGATTTCCTCGCCTTGCTGCAAAGAGGAGTCAGCGTGGAGCAGGCATACAAGGTCCTGCACATGGATGACTTTCTCAGCAAGGCCACGGCACAGGCGGAGAAGACCGTAACGGACAATATCCGCGCCAGAGGGGCCAGACCCCAGGAAAACGGAGCCGCGCCCAAGAGCGCCGTTGTTGTGAAGGATGATGTTTCCAAACTGACCCCGGCAGACCGGGCGGAGATCGCCAGACGGGCTGCGATGGGGGAAACCATCACTTTTAACTGACAACAACAAGGAGGCTACTCTATGAACACTCTGTTTATGTTCCCTATGTTCGTGCAGATCTTCGCGGACATGAAGACCAACACCACTACCCAGACGGGCGACGGCAAGGACCTGTCTGCGGAGATGAAGACCTATTACTCCGACTATCTGATCGACCTGGCAGAGCCGGAGCTTGTGCATGACCAGTTTGCCCAGAAGCACCCCATCCCCAAGAACGGCGGCAAGACCATTGAGTTCCGCCAGTATGATCCCCTCCCTGAGATGACCACCGCCCTTACGGAAGGCGTGACCCCTGACGGCCAGAGCCTGAACGTGAAGAAGCTGGAGGCCACCGTGAAGCAGTACGGCGGCTACGTCACCCTGTCCGATATGCTGATTCTGGCAGCCATCGACAACAACGTGGTACAGGCCACCAAGCTGATTGCCTCTCAGGCTGGACGCACCCTGGACACCATCACCCGCGACATTCTGAACGCCGGTACCATTGTCCAGTACGCCGACGGCTCCGTGACTGCCCGCGCCAATCTGGTTGGCGGCAGCGCCACCGAGAGCGAGAACAACTATCTGACCGTGGACGCCATCAAGAAGGCTGTGCGCACTCTGGAGGCGCAGGACGCTCCCAAGATCAACGGCTACTATGTGGGCATCATCCACCCCAACGCCAAGTATGACCTGATGAAGGACCCTGAGTGGAAGAGTCCCCACGAGTATGTGGACACCGCCAACATCTACAAGAACGAGATCGGCGAGCTGTACGGCGTCCGCTTTGTGCAGTCCAGCCGCGCCAAGGTGTGGAAGGATGCCGCCAAGAACAAGGCCACCGGTACGGAGGTCGCCAACAAGCGGGATGTGTACTCCACCCTGATCCTTGCGGATGACGCCTACGGTGTGACGGACATTTCCGGCGGCGGGCTGCAGCACATTGTCAAGCAGCTGGGCAGCGCCGGTTCCGGCGATCCTCTGGATCAGCGGGCTACCGTTGGCTGGAAGGCCACCAAGACGGCGGAAATTCTGGTGCAGCAGTACATGGTACGTATTGAGACCACTGCCAGCGCCTGATAGGAGGACAGTATGAGCGAAGCTAAGAAGGTAACGGACCCTAATGAGGAGCTGGTAGAGTATACCGCACCTCTCATGGGCCGCACGGATTCCCGCGATATCATCGTGGGTGTCAACGGTGAGATCATCCGCATTATGCGTGGTGAGACTGTGCAGATCAAGCGGAAGTTCCTGCTGGTGCTGCAGAACGCAGAGAAACAGGAAATGGAAGCCTACAAGGCACAGATGGCGGCGCAGAAGAACAGCGCCAAGGCTTTGGCCGATATGTAACCCGATGCGGGCAGACGGTTTCCTGCCGTTTGCCCGCATTTTCTATGGAGGGCGTATGAATCGCATTATTTCACTGTCCGTTGAGGACATGTATATCAAATATACCGGGGAAGCGTTCGGAGCCACCGGCTCCCACAACGCCGTGACCCTGCGGATGACATTCGGCCCTGCATGGGAGGGCACCGCCAAGACGGCGTATTTCACCGATGCGCTGGGGAACACTTCCGTTGCGCTGGTGCTGGGGCTGGACACGCTGGTGGATGGAGCCTATGAAGTGGACGTGCCGTCCGAGGCGCTGAAAACCGCAGGCGTGGCGACCATTACTATCAAGGGCGTACTGGTATCCGGAGAGACCACCACAAAGGCCATCACCACGGCGGCGGGGCATTTCCGGGTATTGGATTCCGAGCTGCCGGACAGCGCCGGAAACGCTGGGGCCATCACGCCCAGCGACAAGGACCAGTTGCAGGCGGAGATCGCAGGCATGGAGGCACTGTTTACCACGGCAAAAGCGGCGGCAGAAGCAGCAGCGGACAACGCCAAAGCCAGCGAAACGGCAGCGGCGGAAAGCGCGGCAAGTGCCGCCGGGAGCGCCGGAGTGGCAAGCGAGAGCGCGAAGCAAGCGGAACGGGCGAAAAGCGGCGCAGCAGGCAGTGCGGCGAGTGCCGCTGGAAGTGCGAAAGCCGCCAATGATTCCGCAGAAAGAGCGAAGAAGGCGGAAACCGGCGCAAATGCCGCAAAATCGAAAATCGAAAATATGACTGTCGATGCGGAATCCCTTCCAGCCGGAAGCCATGCAACTGCGGAGAAAGAAAACTTTGATGATTCCTTCCATATTCATTTCGGGATCCCGGAGGGGAATGTTGGTCCCACGGGACCGCAGGGAATGCAAGGGATTCAGGGTCCGCAAGGAATTCAGGGAAATGACGGTGTGCAGGGACCGGAAGGAAAGCAGGGAGTGCAGGGACCCGCCGGACCGAACGGGGCGCAGGGACCACAGGGCATTCAAGGCGAGACCGGTCCGCAGGGACTGCAAGGACCTGTAGGTCCGAGAGGACCGCAGGGCATTCAGGGTCCACAGGGTCCGGAGGGACCGGCTGGCGTTACGGTTCCTGCATCCGGGCTTTACGCCTTTCACGTGGATGAAAACGGGGACCTGATCCTTTCCTATACCGGGGGCGACGCCCCGGATTTTCGCATTGATGACAATGGCGATTTGATTCTGACGATTTAAGCGAGGAGTTGAGGATATGGCTACAGATATTCGCATTGGACATGTGGTCGGACCGCAGGGCGAACAGGGAGCTACTGGTCCGCAGGGTCCGGAGGGACCCATTGGACCGATTGGCCCTGCCGGGGAACAGGGTCCAACGGGTCCACAGGGACCTGCCGGAAAGCAGGGACCCACGGGACCACAGGGCGAACAGGGAATTCAGGGAGCAAAGGGCGAACAGGGACCACAAGGAGAACAGGGACCGCAGGGCGTTCAAGGTCCTGCCGGACCGCAGGGCATTCAGGGGAAAAGTGCATATGAAACGGCGAAGGATTCTGGATATGTAGGTTCGGAGACAGATTTCAATAAAGCTATGAGCGAAATTCCAGACCATATGTCCAATACGGTAAAGCACATTACTGCCGCCGAAAGAAAGAACTGGGACGGCAAGGCGGCGGGGAAACACGCCAGCCAGCACGGGAAGAATGGAACGGACCCCCTCACACCTACGGCCATCGGGGCAGTTGGCTACGACGCGGCGCAGAGCCTGACGGACGACCAGAAAACCCAGGCGAGGGGGAATATCAACGCCGCCCCCGGCGGGTTTGGGCTGGGAGGTGTGCTTGTAGATGCCCCCGAAAACAGCGAAGGCTTTGCAGACGCAAATCTGATTACCGCTACGGGATTCTATCGTGCAGTTAGGAACGTGCTTTATGGAGGGTGGCACTATATTATTCACTTAAACTATGATTCAGCAACGGCTTTACAACTTGCGGCTTATGTGAGTGGAGAGGTATATGGAGCGCGCGAAAAGCGTCTGAATGTATGGGGCGATTGGGAGCATACTAACCCTCCAATGGAGCTTGGTATTGAGTACCGAACCACGGAGCGGTACCTCGGAAAGCCGGTGTACGTCAAGCTGTTTGATTGCGGGACGATTCCAGCACAAGGAACGCACAAAGACCTTGTATTTTCGCCTGATGTAGATAGTATAGTTTCAGTTACTGCCTATTCTTCACGGCGGGGGACTACTTTGCCCTATTATGATGCAAATGGCGTAAGGTATGCAATAGCAGGTACCGGCGGGAATATCGTTATGATATGGAACTATTCAGAATCTTTGACGGGCACAAATGTCCATGCTTTGATTAAATACACCAAAACTACGGACTAAGGAGAAAGGACCATGAAAGTTATCAAATATCAGCTCTGCGCCGAGGTCAACCACGGCACGGAGGATGAGCCGAAGATTAAGCAGGTTTTCTCCGCTGTCACGCTGGGATGGAGCGAGGCCAACGAAAAAATTGCCAAGGCCGAAGCCTACAATGGCGAGTACACCATTGAGGATGATGGTGAGCCGGAGCCAGCACCTACCCAAATTGACCGCATCGAGGCGCAAGTGGCGTACACAGCCATGATGACTGAAACGCTGCTGGAAAGCGAGGGGTAATCCATGAAAGAGAAAATCGCAAAGTGGTACAGACAGGGGCTATGGACAAAGACCATGGCCAAGAACGCCGTGAAGAAAGGCGTGTTGACCGCTGAGGATTACGCGGAAATTGTAGGAGAAATGTATGAATAACACTTGCATCTGCTGTGGGGCTATCATCCCGGAGGGGCGGCAGGTCTGCCCCATCTGCGAGAGACGGTGGCCTGAATTTTAACCTGCACGAAACAAAGTCGGAATTATACAAAGGAGGGACACTATGAACGCAATGCACATCAAAAATATGGTGTTGGCGGTGCTGGCTGCGACCGGCTCCGTGATTGCACAGGCACTGGGGGGATGGGACATGGCGCTGAAAGTGCTGATCTGTTTTATGGTGCTGGACTACGCCACCGGATGGATGGTGGCGGCTATCTGGCACAAGTCCGGGAAGAGCAGCACCGGGGCGCTGAGTTCCGACGCGGGCTTCAAGGGACTGGCGAAGAAGTGCGTCATGCTGGCGCTGGTATGGATGGGGGCATTACTGGATCAGGCCACATCCAGCGATTTTGTACGGGACGCTGTGTGTATGTTTTTTATCGCCAACGAGGGGCTGTCGATTTTGGAGAATACCGCCATTATGGGGGTGCCCTACCCGGCCTTTGTTAAGAATATGCTAGACGCCATCCGGCAGGCCAGCGATCAGGGAAAACAGAATACGGAGGCTCACACATGAGCACGAGAGCGGGCACTGTCCCGCTCTCCGATCTCCAATTTTTGAAGATCTATTTCAACCGAAAGCGTCTCCGCTCCACCACGGCCAACCTGAAGAAGATGCTGGCGGAGGCGGGCGGGGACGCTATCTGCAATGGCTCCATTTTCCTGCGGAACCAGACACCCGCCTGCCACCTGAAAGCGGACGGCAAGGTCTACAAGGCCCCTAATTACCGGGCGTGGGGTATCAGCTGGGACAACCCGGCGGACTTCGGCGTGAAAACCGTGCCCAATGGGGACGCAAACTACATGGAGTGTGTCCACCTTATCATCGGCGGGAAGAAGATCAGCCCCATCCACTGCGGAGCGGATATGCGCTACCGTGCGCCACGAACGGCCATCGGCACCAAGAATGGGCGGTTCGCTTACTACGTGAGCAAGAACCGGCGGTCGCCGGAACAGTTCCGTGACCTGCTGGCGGCGTCCGGCTGGGACAACGCCATTATGATGGACGGCGGCGGGTCTACCTGCTTCATGGATTCGGCAGGCAAGGGCTTTACCGGGGACGGGCGGGTGATCCCGTTCTTCCTTGTGTGGAAGTACAAGAGCGGCGACGCATTTGAGCCGGAAGGAGAGAAACCTATGGTAGAGATCAACGCCTATTCCAAGGCGATGGACGGCAACAAGAAGCTGTCCACCCATTTTAAAGTGAAAGAATTTGCCTGCAAGGACGGCTCCGATGCCGTGCTGGTAGCCCCCCGGCTGGTGATGGTTTTGCAGAGCATCCGCAGCCATTTTGGCACGGCCGTGACCATCAATAGCGCCTACCGGACGCCCCAGTACAACACCAAGGTGGGCGGTGCGTCCCACAGCCAGCACTGCTACGGCACGGCGGCGGACATTTCTGTGCGTGGCCAGACCCCGGCAGCGGTGGCAGCCTACGCCAGACAGCTAATGCCGGACTGGGGCGGCGTGGGCGTGTACAGCCAGAAGGGCTTTACGCACATTGATGTGAGAGAGGTCAAATCTGACTGGAATGGATAAGGAGACGCTATGAACAAAACCATTTCAGAGGTCATCGCCCAGACGCAGGCGGTACGGCCTGACCTCTACACGGATGAACAGATCACCGGCTGGCTCTCTGAATTGGACGGGCAGCTGAGCGTGGAGCTGCTGAAAACGGACCCGGTATCCTATTCGTGGCCGGAGGACGCCGGAACGGAGCTGCTGGTGCCCCATCCGTATGACCGCCTGTATCACTTGTATGTAATCGCTATGATCGATTTATACAACCGGGAAACAGACCTGTACACCAATGACATGGCCGTGTTCAACAGTGCCATGCAGGAATACCGGAGCTATTACCGGCGGACGAACCGACCGGCAGCGGACGGGAATTGGTTCAAGACCATGTAAGGAGGGGCTATGTATCTTCCAAGTCTGAAATACGCAGAGCAGAAAACGAAACAGCAGATCGTAGAGTTTTTGGGGATCAATTTCTCCGACAACTTTACGGACGGCAATTTTTCTGCCTGCCGGAACCTCTCTACCCGCAGGTATCCCTATCTGTCTACACGGCTGCGGCGGCTGCCGGTGGGGGACTATGTGTCCCCTACCGCCGTTACCGCATGGAATAAGCTGGTGGTGGTGGACGGTACGAGCCTGATCTATGACGGCAATGTGGTTGGGACAGTGACGGCAGGGGAAAAGCAGTTTGCCGTGGTCAACACAAAGCTGGTGATCTGGCCGGACAAGAAATATCTGGACCTGAACACGTCCGCGCTGCACGAGCTTGGAGCCAGTGCAGAAAAGGCAAACGCCGTTGTGACCACGGACAGCATCACCATGACGGGGGCAGGGCTTTCCTCCAAATTCTCTGCCGGAGACGGGATCACGATCTCCGGCTGCACCACAAAAAAGGAAAACAACAAGGATATCGTCATCAAATCCGTGGATGGAGACAAACTGACATTCTCCGCAAATGCGCTGGCGGCTTGCACGGAAGCGGGTACCATGAAAATCGAGCGGAAGATCCCGGATCTGGATTTTATCTGTGAGAGTGAGAACCGGCTTTGGGGCGTGAGCAACGCCAACAAGACCATTTACGCGTCTTCCCTGGGCGATCCGAAAAACTTTTTCGTGTATCAGGGGATCTCCACGGATTCCTACGCACTGGCGGTTGGCTCTGCCGGGAATTTTACCGGGTGCTGCAAGCTGAGTTCCTCCGTGCTTTTCTGGAAGGAAAACCTGCTGCACAAAATTTTGGGCAGCTATCCGGCGGAATACGCCTTGTACACCTCGGACATTACCGGCGTGCAGGAGGGTAGCTTCAAGAGCATGCAGGTCATCAATGACGTGCTGTTCTACAAGGGGCCGGACGGTGTGTACGCCTATTCCGGCGGCACACCGTCACTGGTGTCGCAGACGTTCGGAGCCAAGCGGTTTACGGATGCCGTCAGCGGGACGGACGGCAAGAATTACTATATGTCCGCCAAGAGCGGCGGCGTGTGGCACCTTCTGGTGTATGACACCCAGCAGGGGGTATGGCTGGAAGAGGATGACACGGAGGCGCTGGATTTCTGCCGGTACAACAGCTTCCTTTACATGCTGTCCTCCGACGGATCCCTGTGGTCGCTGGATGCGGACACGGGTAGCGAGGTCATTGACTGGAGCGCCACATTTACGCCCTTCTACGAGACCATGGAGGGGAAGAAGGTGTATTCCTCCCTGTATCTCCGGTTTGAGCTGGAAGAGAAGGCGTGGATGCTGGCAGAGGTACGGTGCGACAACGGAAAATGGGAGAAGATCGGAAGCCTTCACGGGAAAGGCCCGCAGCTTCTTCCAGTACGTCCCCGGCGGTGCGACAAATACGAGGTACGGCTGTCCGGGCAGGGCGCGTGCGCAATCCTTGGCATGATCCGCCGGTTCCGGGTGGGTTCGGAGGTGTAGCATGGCGATTTTTGACAAGGAATTGAACCATCTGGATCCACAGGACGCTGCCGGCAGCCTGCGGACGCTGGAAAGCTACATCTCCTATATGCGGGAGCGGCTGGAGTTCAACAACTCCAATCTCACCCGCACCCTGTCTTCGGCAGGAACCAGTACGGCGGAAATGGTGCTGATCGTGGCGGCGTTGCAGAACAACGTGCAGGCCATGCAGTCCAGCGTCACGGCGATGCAGGGGCAGATCACCACTTTGGAAACAACGGTTTCCGGGCTGAATAGCAGCATACAGACATTGAGCCAGAATGTGACGGCGCTGCAATCCTCTGTGGGCACTCTGCAATCGGACGTCGCTACGCTTAAAACCACCGTGCAGAACATCGACAAGCGCGTCACAGCGCTGGAAACAAAAGGAGGGACCACCTGATGGCAGTTTCCGAATATGATAAGAAAAACTTATCCCAGAAGGACCAAGACCGCATTGCGGATGTAACGTCCAAAGCACAGCGGGGCGAAATGTCGTGGGCTGACGCTCACAAGGCGGCAGAAAGCATCCGTGGCAATGCCGGATACTCCGGCGGACGGTATGGCAACGAGTACAACAGCAGCAAGAGCAATGGCGGGTCTTCCGGCAGCGGAGGTAGCGGTTCCTCCGGCGGGACGCCTTATGTAAAAGGACCCGGCTACGGCACCGGCGGCTATACCACGCCCGGTGCTTACGGTGTTCCCGTTCTGGACCCCACCGATATGTCCGGGTACTGGAAGAAGATGACCGGCGGTGCGGATATGAGCAGGCGTCCTGATCTTGCGGGCGGCTATGCTATCTCCAACGGTTACACCGTTTACTACGACAAGGACGGTTATGCCACGAAAGCGTCTAAAGGCACAATCGATTACACGCCCCATCAGGACATCAATGCAGGGAACGGCAGCTATAACAAAAGCGGAGCATGGACGGACAACGAGATGCTTTCCGCCGCAGATAAGCAGAAGATCGCAGACATTCGGGCGCAGATGCAGGCGGGAAAAATCACCGGGGACCAGGCTAACCAGGCGGCAAACGCTATCCGGGCGGGGTACGGCTACAGCATCGACAAAAACGGCTATGTGACCGACAACGGAGCCTTATCCCGCGTGAATGACAGGCGGGCGCAGTTAGGGCTTTCCACCAATCCGGAGGACGCTTCGACAGGGTATTACCGCTATCTGATGGGTACGGATACATCCCCGCTGGCGCAGGCAGCGGGACTGGTGAAGTCTTACGACGAGTTTAACGGCACATACACCCCCACAGACGTTTTGCAGGGCCTGGTCAACAATGGGTACAACACCGCTGATTCGGGGAAACCGAGTTTCGATTATTCCTACGATTCCGAAATGCGGGCGCTGATTGACCAGATTCTCAACAGCAATCTGGCGGACTGGAAACAGGGAGATCAGTATGCTGCCCTAAAAGATCAGTACGCGGCCAACGGCGAGATGGGCATGAATGATCTTCTGGGGCAGGTGTCCTCCCGCACCGGCGGTCTGGCATCCTCCTACGCGGCCAGTGTTGCCAATCAGGAATACAACGACTGGATGAGCAAGCTGGAGCAGGCGGCGCAAGAAATGTACCAGCAGGACCGCAGCGACAAGCTGAACAATCTGGGTGTTCTGAACGACGCTTACAACCGGGAGTACGGCGAGTACGGAGACAAGCTGAACCAGTGGAACACGGACCGGGCTTTCGATTATCAGCGGCAGCAGGACGCCCTCGCCAACGAGTGGCAGCAGAAGGAATGGGACTACAACATGTCTCAGGACGAATATAACCGGCTGGCTCAGCAGGCAGACAACCTTGCGGCCTACGGTGATTTCTCCGGCTACAAGGCGCTGGGCTACACTGACAGCCAGATTAACAAGATGCGGCAGGCGTATCAGATCACCCAGGCGGCAAAGGCGAAGAGCGGAAGCAGTGGGAGCAGTAGGAGCAGTGGAAGCAAGAAAAGCGGGGATAGCGGCATGAAACTGAGCGTTGCAAAGGATAATGCCAAACAGGGAATTTTCACGCAGGAAGTGCTGGATGCGTTCCATAAAAACGGGTACAGCGATGAGTATTTGGAAAGCGCCTATGGATATGAACGGCCCAGCGCTGCCGGTTCTGGCAATGTCCCCAATTTTGGCGATTTGAAGCGTTCGATTCAAACATTGGTTGCACAGGGCAGCGGAGACAGAGCGTACCAGCTGTACAGCCAGTATTTTAACAGTTTGAGCAGCAAGCAGCAGGAAGAGTTAAACCGCATGCTGGGCGCATAGGAGGCGGAACATGGCACAAAAACTGGATCGGTCTTATTTCTGGGATTCTTCCCGCAGCACGACAAACCGTACCACGGAACGGCAAAAAGAAAGCGCGTCCAGTTCGGGAGGAACCGTACAGAAACTGGATCGCAGTTATTTCAATAAGCCGAAGGTTGCCCCCACTACGGGGGCGGTCTCTCCGGCCAAGAAGACCACGGCGCAGAGCAACAGCACCAGCCGTCAGCAGTGGAAGGCCACCAATGGCGGGCGGAAAAGCACCACCAATGCTGGAAAACAGCCGCAGAAAACCACCGCAAACAAGTTGGGGGCGAATACCCGCATTGCAAATTACACCGCATCCAACGAGCAGATCGGCGCTGCCAAGGCGATTGATCGCTACAATTCCATGCTGAAAAGCGGGAAGTGGGCAGACGGTAAAGCGCTGACGGCGGATGACCGAAAGAAGATACAGACCTACATTGCGGCGAACCAGCGGAAAATTGACGCGCACAAAAACTACACGCAGGCTGTGGAAAACCCAGACGACCCGACCTTTACAGAGCGTGTGGGCAAGACCATATCCGGCGGCGCAAAGAATTCGGCGGCGGCTTATACCAATGTGCGAGGATACATTCAGGAAGGCACGCACATGGCGCGGGATGTGGATGTGTCCGGGTGGAACCGGGATCTGAACCGCTATCAATACGAACTGAGAAACGCGGACAACGATGCAGACAGGGCGTACTGGCAATCAGAAATCGACCGGGTGCGTCGGAATATTCAGAACGCTGGGAAAGCAACCGCCGAATCCAACGCATCCGCACAGAAAAATTACCGGCTGGCAGATGAAATTGCAGCCAATGCAGAAAAAGACCTGACCCGTGCAAAACAGGGTGCGGGTGCTGTTGGGCGGCTGCTGGTGGACGCGGGGGCGTCTATGACCCAGAGCGCCCTTGACGCAATCCCCAATCTCATTACTGGCGGCGCAACGGGCATGGTCCCGTTTGCGGCGCGGGCGTTCGGCGGAGCGGCCCAGCAGGCACGGCAGGACGGCGCTACGTGGGGGCAGCAGGGCATTTACGGCGCAGCATCTGCCGCGAAAGAGGTTTTCACCGAAAAGATGTTTAACATCGCAATGCCATTCGCAAAGGCATACGGCGGCGGTGCGCTGGACGATGTGGTGGAACGCGGCATCCGCAGTGCGGTAGACAAGTTTGCCAAAACGGAAGCCGGGGAAAAGGCGCTTGGATCGGCGCTGACTTTTGGAGCCGGAGCGGTTGGCGAGGGCTTGGAAGAGTTTATTGGCGACTGGATGGAATGGCAGCTGCCCCGCATTTACGGCGGCGATGTGGCTACGGCGCAGGAAACGCTTTCTGATTCTTTGTATGATTTCCTGGTGGGTGCAACGTCCGGCGCGATGGGCGGCATCGTCAGCCCTAACACATACCGCTATGATCTGGGCACCGCACAGCAGGGCGTACAGGAGCACACAGACGTTCAGGATGGTACACGTACCACCCCCGTACAAACGAACGCACAGACCCAGCAGGAGAACGCGCAGATGGCCATTCAGGAAGCGGCTCAGCGGCAAACTGTGCGTAATCCCGTTTCTGCGGAGGAACAGGTCTTGCGGCAGAGAGAAGCCGCCGTGCAGAAAACCTTTACCGGCATTGCAGACAAGCTGGGGGACAGCGGCAGGAAGGCGTTTCAGACGGCGTATCAGGGGACGGACCGTGGTGACTACGCCGGGGAATTTCTGCGGGCGTATCACGCAGGCATGATCAACCAGAAGAATCCCAACAGCACAAGTGCAGTATCCTTTGCGGCGTATGCGGCAGGGCAGAATGACGCGGCGGCGTCTCTTGCAAGAGAGAAGCGGGCGGCGCAGTTTGCCAAGACCGCCGGAACGGACAGCGGCCTTGTGTTCGACGATTATGTTTCCCGTGAAATGGACAGTGCTGTTGCCGACGAGGTGAACACCGTGGCAAAGGCATTGGGCGTTCGGGTGCAGATGAAAGATCAGGTACTGGGCGGAAGTGCAAACGGCCAGATCACCGGCAGCGACGTTCTGATCGCAAAGGACGCGGTGGACCCTGCTTTGCAGGTGGTCGGCCACGAGTGGACCCACCGTGTACAGGAGTTGGCACCGGAGCAGTACCGGGCATTCCGGGACGCTGTCACCAGTATGCCGGACGTGCAGGAAGCGGCGAACATCCTGCTTGACCAGTACAACCGGGCGGGCGTTGAAACCAGCTACGAACAAGCATTGGACGAGGCTACCGCCAACTACGCCGGTGAGATGATCGCCAACAGCGACGTGCTGGACGATTTCATCCAGAAGCACAGCGCAGACCGGACGCTGCTGCAAAAGCTGCGGGACGCCATTCATGAGATCGTGGGCAAACTGACCGGCAGAGCCAAGCGGCAGGCCCAGACGGTGGAGGGCAAATTGCAGGCGGCATTTGAAGCGGCCAGCAAGCAGGCGGAGAGCTTGCAGAACCAGCAGGCAAATGGTACAATCCAGGAAACGAGATATGCCGTAAAGGAGGGTAAGAACAATGGACGAGAGGGAGCGCAAGGAGATGGAAGATTTGCGCAAGAAACCGAACAAAACAGAGAAGGAAACCGAGCGGTACAAGAATCTGCTGGGGAAATTCTTCGAGGAGACGCTGTACTTTGGAGAGGGCGGGGAGGATTAAATGCCTCTTTCGGGCAGAAGCCTGTTCGTTCCTGGGCCGAGGGAAACACGGTTGAACCGGGCAAGGGCAGCGTAGCCTATACAGAACAGCAAACGGCGGCAGACTACGGTGTGCCGAGTTTTGTTGTGGCTGACGCGGCATGGGCCAAGAATAAGGGCAACACCCCGGCATTTTCTGCCGGTGGACAAATCTATTTCCGGGAAACCATGCCTGAGCAGAACCGGGGGATGTACGCTACACACGAGATTACCCACGTTATGAAGCAGGTGGGTTATACGCCTTACCTTGACTTTGTGTCCAAAACCCCGGATATGCTGGATATGTCAACACTTGAAGCCCGCATTCTGCTGGAACACACAGCGAAACACAGAGGGATTGACCCATTTAATACTTCTTTGAGTGAGACAGACCGGCTCAATTTATATGATGAACTGAACGCAACGTTGTATGGGCACATCAGTTCCGGGAATATGGGAGGGCTGAATGAAATTCTTAACACAGCCTTTTATGATTTTTCTACCTACACCAAAGAACTGAACGAACTGCATGAGCGGTTTAAGTCTGACAACCAAAAAAAGTGGAAAGAAAAAACCAGATATTCTCTGAAAAACTACAGCGATGCGGAGCAGCGAGATCACCGGAAGAAAGCTATTGCGTTCTTTGGCAAGACCTACAACTGGAATGAAACCGGCTATCTCACCCCGGCAGGGACAAAACTGGACTTTTCCGGGCGGCATGAGGGCGGCCCCGGCGGATACCGGACCGTGGACCACCGGGACATCCGGGACGCAATCAGCGAGGATTACGGCGGTGATGATTATTCCGGCTCTATGGTGCAGTTCATGAGCGAGGGCAATATCCGCATTTCCCCGGAAAGCGGCGGCATTAACCTCTCTGTGGAGCCGACAAAATCCCAGATGGATGCACTGTCGGACTTTATCGGTAAAAACCGGGGCGAAGTCATTCTTGATCTGGACACCCCGGATGGGCAGACAGTTTCCAGCACGGAATATCCCAGGGGGACCCATTCCAGCAAGGTGCTGAATGACATCAAAGCATATTTCAAAGATGGCACGAAGCCCCATGTTTCGGAATTGGCGCAGTTCCTATCGTTGAAAGGCACGGAGAACGCGCAGGAGATCGCGGCGCTGAAACGGGAAAACGAGAGCCTGAAAGAGCGGGTTGAGTATTGGAAGGGCCAGACCAGACGGTCTCAGGGCGTGACCACCGACCGGAAATCCGTTCAGAAGGCGGCGGACGCGCTGGTAAAGAACTACGGCGCGGAGATCAGCGGCAGCGACATTGCCGGAGACCTGCAAAGCCTGTATGACTACATTGCCAGCGGCAAGGATGGCAGGGACGAGCTGACCTATGCAGAGGCGCGGAGACGGTCTGATGCCATTGCGGAGCGGATCGCAGAAAGCGCCGTGGAAGTGGACGACCGGGCATACAAGGAATACGCCGGTCTGCGGAAATATCTGAAAGACACCAAACTGACGCTGACGGAAGCGGATGCCGCCGAGATCACGGACTTCAACGAGTTCCGCAAGAGCTTGTTCGGCAAGCTGAAAATCAGCAAGGGCGAACACACCACCGTTGACCAGATCTATTCCGAGCTATCCAGCCAGTACCCGGAGTTTTTCAACGAGGCACAGGATACCAACATCTCCGACCAGGTACAGCGGATCGCGGACGTGGCGAACCGGCTGTACAAGGTGACGGAGTACAACCCCTTTGAAGGCTACATGGGACAGGCCGTGGCGTCTATCTCCAATGACATTATGGACCGGTTCTTTGACCTGCCTCAGACGAAAAAGACCTTTGCGGACCGGGCAGCGGAGCAGGTGCAGGAAGCCAGATTTCAGGGCAGACAGGCGGCAAATGACGCCTTTTTGGCAGGGCAGATGGCCCAGGGCAGACAGGACGCAAAGCGTCTAAGAAGCACGGCGCAGGCATTGGCAAAGGAACGGACCCGGCGTGCGGAGCAGGTGCAGGCGTTGAAGGAGCGTTACCGGGAGAAGGACGTGACCCGGCGGGACAATCAGAAGCGGAGAGAGTTGCGGGCTAAGATTGTTCGCCACGCCAACGCATTGTCTCAAAAGCTGCTGCGGCCCACGGACAACCAGCACATTCCGAAGGATATGCGTTCCGCCGTGGCAAAGGTGCTGGAAAGCATCAATCAGGAGAGCAGCCCCAATGCACGGTCCTTTACGCTGGACCCCGTGACAAAGGAACGCATTTACAAGGAACCGGGCACACCGACGAACCGGACGGTGGCGTTCCAGAATTTGAAGGAGCAGTATCAGAAGATCGCCCAGGATGGCGATATGGTGGTGGACCCGTCCCTGCTGGGCGATGACGATGTGGCCGGTGGATTCAGCGAGGTCATCAAGATGGGCGACACCCGCCTTGCGGATCTGACCACAGAGCAGCTGAAAACCATGTGGAACGTGCTGAAATCCGTGGAGCATTCCGTAACCACGGCAGGCAAGACGCTGGCGTCGGAGAAATTCGAGACCACCAAGCAGTTTGCCGATGCGCTCCGCATGGACGGCATGACCCGGCGGCGGAAACTGGGGAACAACGTGGCGATCAGTCTGGAAACGCCCTATACGTTCTTCGCCCACTTCGGGCAGACCGGCAAGGACATTTACCGGATGCTGCGGAACGCGCAGGACCATCAGGAGATCATGGCACGGGATGTGGCAGAGAAGGTTCACCAGATTCTGGGCGACGCGAAAACCGGCATCCGCGAAAACGCGGTGACGTCCATGAATGAGGAAGTCCACCATTTCACCACAACAGAAGGCCACGAGCTGGATCTGACTACGGCACAGGCCATGGAGCTGTATCTTCTGAGCGAACGCAAGCAAGCGGAGGATCATCTGCTGAAAGGTGGCATCGTGCAGCCGGAGATCAAGCTCCCCGGCAAGACCAAGATCCCCAGAGGAACGGACGTGATCCATCTTTCCGCAGAGGATATCCAGTCCATTGTGAAGGTTTTGACCCCGGAGCAGATCAGGATTGCGGACGGTTTGCAGAAACTGACCACCGGTGTTCTTGCCAACTACGGTAATGAAGCCAGTATGAAAGCCTACGGCTATAAGAAATTCACGGAGCAGGACTACTGGCCCATTAAATCTGCAAAGGAAGCACTGCACAGCTCGCAGGAGAAGGACAGCGGGAATGTGCGCTCCATTAAGAATATCGGCATGGCGCAGGCGGTGAAGCCCAACGCGTCGACGCCGTTGAGCATCCGAGGGGTGTTTGACACCTTTGCGGACCACGCTTCTGACATGATCGACTACGCAGCGTGGCTGTGCCCCATGGAGGACGCGAACCGGCTGTACAACTTCCAGTTCCGGGACAGTGAAGGCAATCTCGTTCAGACCGTAAAGGGCTTTTTGGAAGAGAAGGGTGGACAGGGATCTCAGCAGTACTGGCAGAAGCTGATGGGCGACATCCAGAACGGCATCAAGACCAAGGATTTTGAACCGCTGACGGATAAATTCGCAAAAGGCATCGGAAGCTTTAAGGGCGCTGCCGTTGGCGCGAACGTGCGTGTGGTCATCCAGCAGCCGACCGCCTTTTTCCGGGCAGCCGCCGTATTGGACCCTGCTGACATGGCAAGAGGTCTGACCGGCGGCGTGACGAAGGGAAACGGATGGGAAAAGGCTTTGACGCATTCCCCCATTGCCATGCGGAAGGACGTGGGCAGCTTTGACATTTCCTCCCCCTATACCCTGAATGACCGTTTTTACGGCAAGGAGGGGATCGCCAACAAGATCAATGACAAGGCTGGCGCTCCCGCAGGGAAAGCGGACGCCGTTACCTGGGGCGCGCTCTGGAACGCCTGCGAGTGGCAGGTGAAGCGGGAGAGACCCAATCTGCGGGCTGGCAGCGGTGAATTTTACAGCGCAGTCAATGAAGTGTTCACCAGCATGATCGACCAGACGCAGGTGGTAGACGGCATTTTGCAGCGCTCCAACATCATGCGCGGCAAGAGCGACCTTGCCAAGCAGGCGACATCGTTCATGGGCGAACCTATCATGAGCCTGAACGTGTTCATGCGGGCATGGGACAATATGCGCTATGAAGAGAACCCTGCCAAGCGGAGTAAGGCCATTAAAACCGTGGGACGTGCGGCAGCTGCTTTGCTGGTTACGGACGTAGTTAACGCACTGGCTCAGAGCATCGCAGACGCAGGGCGTGATGATGACCCGGACAAGGAGTATTGGGAGAAGTTCCTGACGGCGCTGACCGGCATTACCGGCAGCGAGAAGACCACCAAGGAGCTGCTGCAGCATATCGTTTTGGAAGGAAACCTTGGGAGCAACATCAACAAACTGGGAAGTATCCCGTTTGTGAAGGATATTCTTTCCCTGACGCAGGGGTACAGCGTATCCCGGACGGACATGCAGGTGTTTTCTGACATTGTATCTGCCTCTAAGGATTTCACTGCAAGCATGGGCGGCAGCGGCAAAAAGACCAGAGAAGAAGCGCTGACAAATATGTTTGCAGCCTGTTCTAAACTTTTCGGCCTTCCGGTGGCCAACATCAAGCGGGACGCAATGGCGGCAGCCCGGACGGCTGTTCAAGCTACCGGCAGCGTAGCGCTGGAATATGAGTTTGAGAAATTCACATACAATATTTACAGCACCGCAAACAAAAGCCGATACATGAATCTGGCGTTCAAGGCGCTTGAGCGGGGAGACTTGACCACCTATGAACACATCCGCAAGGAGCTGAAAGACTTCATGGCATTGGACAACAGCTCCGTTGACAGCAGTATGCGGAGCAAGCTGGACAAGGAACGGGAAAACGATGAGGATTTCAGGCTCCCGGACGCGGCTGCAAGTCTGATCGGGGCAAAGGACAGCTACGATGACAGCGAGGGCGAGGACAAATTTACGGAAAATGATCTCAGCTCCGATGACTACATCGTATACAGCCGCAGGAAGTCCGAGCTTTACAGCTCTATAGAATCCGGGTTGGAGGACAGCCAGGTGTTCATGGCTTTCGCTGACGAGCAGAAGAACAAGGCCCTGTCCAGCGCGGAGACCTACGCCAAAAAGACGGCACTGCACGAGACGGACAAAACCTATGAGATCACGGACAAGTGGGTGTTAAATGCGCAGGAGGCACAGCAGAAGTACGGCATTAAGCCGGAAATTTATGTGGCGCTGAAAACGCAGGTGTCCGATTTGGAAAGCGTCAAGGACCGAAATGGGGAGACGATCCCCAACAGTAAGGGGCTGCTGATCATGCAGGCGGTGTACAATATGCCCGGTCTGAGCGAGAAGCAGCGGAACGCACTTTTTGAGTATCTGGGGGTAGGCAAAAGCATCCGGCATTACAACAAGGCGCTTGTAAACGAGAAAGTTCGGAAGAACGCCCGTTTGGCCGGGAAATAACGAAAGGAGATGTGAGGCGGCGGAAACGCCCACGGGATATCCCGTTCTGCAAGCTGAAACTGCGAGCATGAACAGTGAGCATAAGGCGCTACGGGCCATGCTATCCGGCATGGCCCCCAAGCGGGCGGAGGTGTATATTCAATCCTTTGAGCTGCCGACAGACGAGGAATACTGCCTTGTTCAGATTGACGTTAGGCGGCAGTCTTACACGCAGGTTTCCGGGCAAATGAACGTATCTCCAGAGTACATCAAGAAATGCAGACGGCGAGCCTATTCCAAAATCACTGACGCCGTTAAGCACTCATAAACAAGAACCCAAACAAAGACCTTTTTCAGGCCGTTTGTTTGGGTTCTTTTTTTGTATCATAAAAATAGAAAGAAGGTGCTGACATGATGTATCCATACGGCTATCCACCGTCCATGAGAGTGTCCCAGCAGGAGATTATCCGGGTCAACGGCAGAAATGGCGCTATGTCTATCCAGATGGCTCCCAGTAGCAGCGTTTTGGTGCTGGATGAAACGGCGCCCCTGGTATGGCTGTGCCAGACGGACGGGGCGGGGTATCTCACTGTGACCCCCTTTGACATTGCGCCCCACCAGGAGGCCCCACAAGTCAGCGTGAACGATTTGAGCGCAAGGCTCGCACGATTGGAGGAGATCGTCAATGGGAAATCCGATGCTGCCCCTTCTGAATCAGAATAATTCCGGTGTCAGTCAAGCCGTGCAGATGTACAAGGCGTATCAGACGGCACAAAACCCGGCGCTGATGCTCCAACAACTGACGGCGCAAAACCCGATCCTATCGCAAATCCGGCAGATGGGGGACCCGCAGCAGGCGTTTTATTCCCTCTGCCAGCAGCGTGGCGTAGACCCGCAGAGTATTCTATCCCAATTCAAGTGATCCTGACGGGGTGCACACCGTTTGGAAATAAATGAACGGAGGACACACCATGAATGAAGGTTTGACCCCTGCTGACATTGCAGCTGTAAACGGCAACAATGGTTGGGGCGGCTTCGGCAATGAGGGGCTTTGGCTCTTCGCAATTCTGGCCCTGATGGGCGGCGGTTTCGGCAACTGGGGCAATCGAGGTATGGGCGACCGCAACGCCACCGTGGGTGACGTGCAGCGGGCTACCGACTTCGCAGCTCTGGAACGCCAGAACAACGAGACGGTGGCAGCAGTCCGGCAGGCTGCCTATGACAACCAGGGAGCCATCAAGGACGGCAACTACAACGTGCTGGGAGAAATCCGGGACTTGCAGTCTGCCACTGCATCCGGCTTCGCCAGACAGCAGGAGTGCTGCTGTGAGACCCTGCGGGCGATTGACGGCGTGAATTACAACGCTGCCATGAACACCGCCAGCATCAACGCCAACACCACTGCCCAGACCCAGAAGATTTTGGATGCTATTTCCGGCAACCGCATGGCTGACATGCAGAACCAGATCAACCAGCTCCAGTTGCAGGCAGCCCTGTGTGGCATCCCTCGCACCACGCCCTACGGCTACGGTATCGTGCCGCAGTTTGCTGGGTGCAACAGCAACATCTAAAGGCCCATTTGGCCGGATTACGGGCGGGGCCGGTGCTCCGCCCATTTATTATTAGGAGGTTATTTGTATGAGCTGCAAATCTTTAATCTACACTGCGATGCAGACCCCGACCGCCGTTGCGGTGAATGGCATTATCCCTCTGGGAACCATCGTCCGGCGCTACGGATGCAACTGCAATCTGAACGGAAACGGGATCGCCATCAACGGGCAGGGCTACTACGATGTGGACGTGTCTGTTGAAGCCGTACCCGACGCCGCCGGAACGGTGACGGTTCAGCTTTTGAAGGACGGCGTTGCCGTCCCCGGCGCAACTGCTGCCGCTACGGTGGCGGCTGTTGCTAATACCGTGACGCTGGCGTTCCCTGCGACTGTCCGGCTGGGCTGCTGCTCCACCGGTTCCGTGCTGACCTTGCTGCTGACCGGCGCGGCTTCCACCGTCAACAACGTTGCCGCACGGGTTGAGAAGATCTGAGGTGGACTATGGGCATGAACAAAGACCAGATCGCGGAATATCTGGAAAAGCTGGAATGTGGAATCACTGAATATATGCGGATGCCCGCCAGTGAACGGTCTGCCTGCGCGATCCGTGGGATGCTGGAATGCTGGTCTGCACTTGCCGATATGAAGGACTGCACCCGCACGTCTGACGGCTTCACGGAGCAGGACGCGGCAGAGTGGTCCACCATGCTGCGGAACGAAGATGGGACTACCGGCCCCCATTGGGGCGTTGACCAGACTACCGCTGTTGCGGAAAGCATGGGCATGACCTGGGAAAAGGTTTCCCGGCCCTGCTGGTGGATCACCATGAACATGATGTATTCCGATTATTCCGGCGTGGCGGAGAAATACGGCGTGTCCATTGCAGAGTTCTATGCAGATATGGCAAGGGCATTTCTGATGGACAAAGACGGTCCGGGAGCAAAGAAAAAGCTGGCGGCGTATTACCACGGGATCGTGGAACATGAATAAATTATGCCCCCGCCTACAATGGGCGGGGGCGTTCTATAAATTACATTAACCATTCCCGAAGGTTCGCTACACGGAGCGGCCGGACGCCGCAGCCGCCAGCATCATGG